GTTGAAAGCTCTTGGGATTCATCAGGATGAATACAGGTTCGATTATGTACAACTGGCTAAGTATTTGAATGAATGCATAGAGCTTAAGAATATAGCCGGATATTTGAAAACGATACGATGGATGAGTAAACAGGATTTATTTTTCTTGTGTTATTTTGTATTGGAGCTGCCGGTTAATCACCCGTTTTTAATAGCGAGAATTTATAGCGCTCAAGACGACCATGATTTTACTGTTGACCTGTGGGCCCGCGAACACTGGAAATCTACGATATTGAGCTACGCGTTGTCGATATGGCAGTTACTGCAATCTCCCGAAGAAAGGATAGTTATATTTTCACATACAAGGGTGTTGGCTAAATCACACCTGAGAAGGATTAAATATTGTCTTGAGCAGAATGATATTCTTCATAAGGCGTTTCCTGAGATATTTTATAGTAACCCATTTAAGGACGCGCCTAAGTGGTCAGAGGATGAAGGAATATACGTCAAGAGGACAAAGAACTTTGCTGAAGCGAGCGTTGAAGCGTGGGGGCTGGTTGATAGCAGCCCTATCGGAAAGCACTACTCGGTTATGATATTTGACGACTTGATTACAGACCGCACTGTAAACTCGACAGAGATGGTCAGAAAGGCCACCGAAGCTTTTAAGCTGTCATTAAATCTTGGAACAAGAATTGGATCAAAGCGAATTATTGGGACTCGATATAGCTTTAAAGACCCTTATTCGGAAATAATGAAACAAAAAAAATGGAAGCCGAGAGTTTATCCGGCTGAGGTTGACGAAGAAGGGACAAGGAAAAGAGGCGGGATTCCGGTGTACTTAAAACCGGAAGAACTTACGATAAAGTATGAAACACAGGGAGAGTATATTTATTCAAGCCAGATGCTGCAAGACCCAACGGCGGAATCGATGCAGGGGTTTAAAGAATACTGGTTGAAGTACTGGCAGAAAGAACGGCCTTATATGAATTTATACATAGTGGTTGACCCGGCATCAAGTAAAAGGAAGGACAGCGACTATACAGTAATGATGGTACTTGGAACTGATTCATTAAGAAATTATTATGTGTTGGATATGGTCCGGGACAAATTAGATATGGGACAAAAATGGACTAAACTTAAAGACCTTGTGCTTGAATGGGGAATTAAAGATGTTGGATATGAGTCTGTTGGGATGCAGTCTGATATGGAATATCTTAACTTGATGATGGAAGAGCAGGGGGTTTATTTTAATTTAATCAAGCTTTCAGCGAATGTATCGAAAGTTGAAAGAATTAGAAATCTTGTTCCACGGTTTCAGTCTGGAAGGATAATAATACCGAGGGCCCTGCTTTATAAGGAGATTGACGGAACAGTAGTTGATCTAACCGAGATGTTTGTAAGGGAAGAGTATCTGGCGTTTCCATACAGCACACATGATGATATGCTGGATGTGTTAAGCAGAATAACTGACTCAGCGATGGGAATTACGTTCCCGACAAGGAGTCTTGTTACGACGAGAAATTATTACGCGGATGATCCGCTTGATATGAATGTTGATAAAAACTCAGGAAGCTGGATGGCGGTATGAGCGAGTCTGAAAGAATAAGATTGGTCAGAGACCATTACCACGAAGCATATTCCGCGTGGCGCCCGTATTTTGAACAGTGTGATCTTGATTATAGATTTTATCTTGGCGATCAATGGGATTCGGTCGACCTTGAAAAACTTTTGAAAAAGAACATACCGGCCCTTACGTTGAATTATACTAAAAAACACGTTGATACAATGAGCGGACACGAGAGACAGAACCGCACGGCTGTGAAGGTTTATCCAATAGAAGGCGGGGACGAAGGAGCAGCTGAAATTTATTCACAGCTTTTAAGATGGATGACTAAAGACAGAATGACCGAAATGGCTGTATCGGGAGCTTTCAAGGATGCCCTGATTGGTGGTCTCGGGATGCTTACAACTTGTATAGATTATAACTATGATATTTTGAACGGAGATGTTGTAATCAAGCAGGAAAGTCCGTTTAGTTTTTTTATTGATCCGGGAATGACTCAAGCTGATTTATCTGATTGTTCTTATATAATAAGACACAGCAGGGTACATAAAAATCAACTTAAAATATTATATCCAAACATCGCGGAAAAAATAAAAGGAATAGAGGGAGGAGTTGACGGTGAAAAGATAATGAAATATGCCACAATTCCAGATGACAGGGGTGAAAGACTTCTGGTTAAAGAACTCTGGAGAAAAGAGTGGAATTTAAGAACGTGTGTTGTTAATACTTTAAATCCGAACAATGCTGAAATCTGGCAAGGTGAAGAAGAAGAGCTCGGGGCATATATAATGATGCATCCTGAATATATTTCAGTTAAGAAAAAAGTACCAGAAATTAAACTTACTACTGTTATAGAAGACGATATTCTTGCTTATGATGGAGCTAATCCTTACGAAACAACAGATTATCCATTTCATCCTATTTTTGGATTTTTTGAGTCAAGTTACAAAGACTGGGACGTTAAATTATCTGGTATCGTCAGACCAATGCGTGATCCGCAAAGAGAAAAAAACAAAAGACGCAGTCAGATTATGCACATCCTTAATACAACTGCCGCAAGTGGAATTATAGCGGACAGGGGAGCAGTGGATGATATCACCAGCGTAAATTCTGGGGGAGCTGGTAAATATTATGAAGTGAACCCGGGTAAAAGATTTGATTTTATAAAACCGCCAACTTTTCCCGATAGTGTTATGCAGCTTGAGATGGCGTTCAGTGAAGACTTAAAAATGATTGGAGTTAATCCTGACTTAATAGGTATAAGACATTCAGATGATCCCGGTATTTCAATTCAATTAAGACAAAAAAGCGGAATGATGTCTCATCAAGAATTGTTCGATCATTTATCAATAGCTAAAAGCAGACTTGGGAAACAGCTTATAGAAATAATAAATCTTAAATTTGATAATAATAAAATTCAGAGAATACTCGGTCAATCTATTCAATTACCGCAAAACTTTGACGAAATAAGAAAAGGCGTGAGATTCGACGCGGTAGTTGACGAAACGATAGATAGCCCGACTCATAGACTTGCTACGCTACAAGCATTACTGCAATATCAGCAATATGGCGGGCAGGTCGATCCGCAGACTATCATTGAGCTTGCGGATATACCGAAATCAACGAAAGATGGAATGCTCCAAAGGATGCAGGCGCAGCAGGCCGCGGCCCAGCAGGGAGTTTCTCAAAGGCCGCCGCAGGGAGGTGTTCAATAATGGGAGTCCATAAGAAATTTATTCTGGAAGATTTACCAGCGGAATGGTATGATTTAACAATTGAACTGATGAGTCAGGGGGCGGCCGTAATTGAAGTGTTAAGAGCTTTTAATCTGAAGGGATATACGAGAGAAATACACGCAAGAATGATGGTTGATTACCCGGAATATAAAGAGGCGTTTGAGCAAGGAAAGATATTATGCGAAGCGTGGTGGACAGAAATAGGAAGACTTAACTTGCATTATAATAAATTTAATAATGCCATGTGGATTTTTAATATGAAAAACCGTTTCGCATGGAGAGATACGCCATTGTCTCCCACTGAAAAAGCCGGAGATATGTTTACTGATAAGATGGAACAGGCTGAATTTTTACAAAAGTATAAAGTTGAGCCTAATAAAGTAATGGAAAATTAGCCGTGATTACGGTTAAAATATAGTTTCAGGAGACATTTATGTCAGATGAAATAGCGGGCGTAGAAGTAGCCGAGTCGCCGTCGGTTGACTATGGGAATGAGGTATCTATACCTTCCGAAGTAGATCAAGTAATAGAATCTACGGAAAATTCGGGAAATGATACTGCGGACGGGACGCAGGCAGAAGAAAGCGTTCCGAATGACTCGTCGGCAATAATGAAAGAATTAAGTAGAGTCAGGGAAGATTTAGCAAGACAAAGGGAAAGATCGGATTATCTTGAGAGGCTGGCGTTCAATCAGCAGCCGCAAGCCGTAAATGAACCTGAATATGATCCAAAAGATTTAGTTGATTTTGAAACAGCAGAAAGTCTTGTAGATCGTAAAATGGATAAAAGGCTACAGGCGATTGAACAGGGTTATGTACAGCAAAGAATACAGACTATGGAAGCGGCGGCGCGCCAAAAATATTCTGACTATGATAGCACGCTTGCGACGTTTACGGCTGAACTCATAAAAGGTAATCCGGAAAAGGGAATACAGCCTGATCTTGGATTATTTAATGCTATAAATAGCAGTAGTAACCCAGCGGAACTTGCTTATCGAATAGGTATGACTCACCCTGATTTTAATAAATCTCGAATAGCCGATGGAGCGAGAAATATTTCACAAAAAATTGAAAAAAATTTATCACAGCCAGGTACGTTATCAAACGCTCCGAGACAGGTACAGAGGGACAGCGCGGACTATTGGTTAAACGCTAAGCCCGAAGAATTTGAACTTGAACGCATGAAACGGTTACGGCTGATATAGGAGAAATACGATGCCTACAACTACTACGACTCAAATAGCACCCGCGGACAGGGTGTTCTATAACAAAAATTTACTTAAACGCGCGCTCGCTCATCTTACTTATGAGATGTTCGGGCAGAAGGACCCGATAAAACTCAACAGTGGAGATCAGCCGAGATGGAGACGATACAATTCGATAACGGATCCGCTTGCGCCTCTCGCGGAGGGA